CAATTGCAACAAGTGAAGCTAATCACGCACACAGTTATTCATTATTAAATGATACAATTGGATTACCAGATAGTGAATACAAAGCGTTTCAAGAATACAAAGCTATGTCAGATAAACACGATTATCTTTTTAGAAGTAAAGGCGATGGTGTTGAAGGCATGGCTAGAGAACTTGCAACGTTCTCAGCATTTGGTGAAGGATTGCAGCTCTTTGCTTCTTTTGTAATGTTATTAAATTTTCAAAGATTTGGTAAGATGAAAGGAATGTGCCAGATAGTTACCTGGTCCATAAGAGATGAAAGTCATCACGTTGATAACATGATAAAATTATTTCATGCGTTAATAGATGAGAACAAACATATTTGGAACGATGACTTTAAGAAAACTTTGTACGATGTTGCTAGAGACATGGTATCATTAGAAGATAAATTTATTGATTTAGCATTCGAACAAGGTGGAGTAGAAGGCATAGAGCCAGACCAAATAAAACAATACATACGTCATATAGCTGACAGAAGACTATTACAATTAGGATTAAAACCTAATTTTGCTGTCAAAGATAATCCATTACCGTGGCTCGATTGGGTTTTAAATGGCGTAGAACATACAAATTTCTTTGAAAATCGTGCTACTGAATATGCAAAAGGAAGCATGACAGGAGATTTGTGGGGTTAAATAGTACCCATATTAGAAGGAAAACAATATGAACCCATTAGACGACATTCAATTACCTTACACAGTGGAAGAACTTGTTAAGACTTTAGACAAAGTTTTTCCAGAAAAAAGTGCTGACTTAAAAGACAGTGAAAGAACTGTTTGGTTTAAGGCAGGACAACGAAGTGTAGTCAATTGGTTAATTGAATTAAAAAATAGAAGTGAAAATAATTTATTAGGAGAAAAGTAATATGTGTATATCATCGACAAAACAAGCACCTGTCGTTACACGACCTGACCCTAATATTAAATATGTCGATGGGAATATTATGAATCCAAAAGACAATCCACCAGAGATAGATAAAACTCCGGTGAAGAAACCAGAAAAGAAAAGTAGTGTATCGCAATCGTCAGACGTTACGACAAGTCAATCATCTGATTTAACGATACCTCAATATTAAAAAGGAGAAATAATTATGTGTATGGGTGGAAACAGAAACCCTCCTCAACAGGAGACAATTACACCAGTAAGACAAGCAGTTTCATCTGGTGATGAATTAGCACCTACTATCGAACTAGCTTCTGAAGACGCTATGGAAATAGCAAAAAAGAAGAAGTCTAAAAAAGGTACAGTAGCAATGCAAACTGATTTGAATATTCCTGGCAGCACTAATACGCCAATAGTATAGGACGTTAATGATGACAGAAAATTTAAACAATTCAGCAGAAAGCCGATACAATTCTCTGTCAGAAAAAAGAGAACACTTTTTAGAAAGAAGTCGTGAGTGTTCTGAATTGACGATACCAACTTTAATACCAGAAAATTCATTTACTCCTACACAGGATTTTTATAGCCCCTTCCAATCAGTTGGAAGTAGAGGTGTTAACAACTTAGCTAGTAAACTCTTACTATTATTACTTCCCCCAAACCAACCATTTTTTAGATTAGCGATACAAGGCAAAGCTAAAGAACAAGTACAAGAACAACCACAACTTAAAACTGCTATTGAAAAATCATTAGCGCAGATTGAACGTGAAGTTATGGGTAAGATTGAGTCACTTGCAATTAGAGTACCAATCTTTGAAGCTATCAAACATTTAATTGTTGGTGGTAATGTTTTATGTCATTTACCTAAAAAAGGTACAATGAGAATTTTTCCGTTAAATCAATATGTATGTAAAAGAGACGGTGACGGAAACTTATTAGAAATAGTTGTAAAAGAAAGTGTTTCTATTTTAGGATTAGAACCAGAAGTTAGAGATTTAGTATTACAACAATACAATAAAGAAGACGCTAAGTCAGAAACTTCATGTGATTTATATACACACATTTACAAACTACCGAACAAAAAGTTTTATGTTTGCCAAGAAGTAAAAGGAATTAAAATACCTTCTTCAGTTGGTGAACACAATGAAGACCAATTACCATGGCTATGTTTAAGAATGGTACGTGTAGATTCTGAGGACTATGGCAGAAGCTACGTAGAGGAATTTATTGGAGACCTCAAGAGCCTTGAAGGATTATCGCAATCACTTGTCGAAAGTGCTGCGGCTTCTTCTAAAATGGTATTCATGGTAAAACCAAATTCAACAACAAAGAAAAGAGATTTAGCAGTAGCACGTAACGGTGACATTATATCTGGAAATCAAGATGATGTTAGCGTGTTACAAGCACAGAAATTTTACGATTTACAAACAGTAGAGAAAGCAATTGGTAGACTAGAAGAAAGACTAGCATACGCATTCTTACTTAACACAGCAATTCAACGTCAAGCAGAGAGAGTTACTGCTCAAGAAATTAGATATATGGCTAATGAACTTGAAACAGCAATGGGTGGTATTTATTCTTTATTATCACAAGAATTACAATTACCTCTAGTCTCTTTGTTAATGACAAGAATGGGAAGTAAAAACGAAATACCGAAACTTCCAAAAGGTGCTGTAAGACCAACAATCATAACTGGTGTCGAAGCATTAGGACGTGGTAATGACTTACAGAAACTTAGAGAGTTTGTAGCTGAGATAGGACAGTTAGCACAAATGAACCCACAAGCAGTACAGATGTTAAACATTGGAGATTTAATTGAAAGACTTGCTACTGGTCATGGAATTGAAACTGAAAACTTAATCAAGTCTCCAGAACAACTACAAGCAGAACAAGAACAACAAATGCAAATGCAACAACAACAACAAATGGTTGAGACAGCACAAGCTGTTGCACCAAAAGTTGCAGACAATGTTACAAAACCAAGAGGATAATTAAATGGTAGAACAAGTAGAAATAAAACCTACAGAAGAAACATCGGATAAACCAATAGAAGAGTCTAAAACAAATAGACCAGAATGGTTACCTGAGAAATTTAAATCTCCAGAAGATATGGCAAAAGCATATGGAGAGTTAGAAAACAAATTAGGACAGTCTGAGACAAAAGAAGTTAAAGAGTCTGAGCCTAAAAAAGAAACTAAAGAATCTGACTTATCAATTGATAAAGCAGAAGAAGCTGTTGAAAGTGCAGGATTAAACATGGACACTTTACAACAAGAATATAATGAAAACGGACAACTAGATGACAAGTCATACACAGCTTTAGAAAAAGCAGGTATACCTAAAGACTACGTTGACGCTTTTATTAAAGGACAAGAAGCAATTGCAACACAAACAGCAAACACTTTAAAACAAGAAGTGGGTGGTGCAGAAGCTTATAAGTCTATGATGTCATGGGCTTCAGATAATTTAAGTGAAGCAGAAATAAACGCTTACAATACTACAGTTAATGGTAAAGACCTTGAAGCAACTAAATTAGCAATTGCAGGATTGAATGCTAGATTTAAAAATGCTGAAGGTGTTGAGCCTAACTTAGCAAAAGGTGACAGACCGAGTACAAGTAATGCAAGTGGTTATCGTTCATGGGCTGAAGTAACGGCAGCAATGTCAGACCCAAGATATGCTAAAGACGAAGCTTATCAAGCAGACGTACAAGCTAAAATAAAGAACAGTAGGCTGTAATGTTATTAGCTTTAAAAAAATTATATGAAGCTCGTATAGCTGAACATTCATCTATTCTTGATATTTATTTGCAAAAGCCAGTAGGGATTGGTGAGCATGATGATTTATTAAAAGTAGTAGATGAAAGATTTCAAAAACTAACTTGTGCAAAACATAACTTAGAAGAATTGGAGAAAATATTAAATGGCAAAGTACAAACCGAAACCGAAACCAAAGCCGAAACCAAAACCAAAACCAAGTAAGAAGGGATATTAACAATGGCAAAAACTGGACTATACGCAAACATACATAAAAAACGTGCTAGAATTAAAGCAGGCAGTGGTGAGAAAATGAGAAAGCCTGGAAGTAAAGGCGCACCAACAGCAGCAAACTTTAGACGAGCTGCTAAAACAGCAAAGGCATAATAAATGGCATCCGTAATTCAAATTTGTAACTCAGCATTAAATCAACTAGGAGCTAGTTCTATAACAGCTCTTACTGAAAATTCTAAAAATGCAAGATTATGCAACGAAAGATATGAAACAGTAAGAGATGCAGTATTTAGATCTCATCCATGGAATTGCTTAATTAAAAGAGTTCAATTAGCGCAAGATACAGATACTCCAGCCTGGGGTTTTACATATCAATATACATTACCTTCAGATTGTTTGCGTGTATTACAAATTAAAGATTACGATGCAGATTATAAAATTGAAGGAAGAAAATTATTAATAAATGAAGCTGATGTTTTTTTAATTTACTTAGCACAGATAACAGATGTTAATCAATTAGATGTTTTGTTAAGAGAAACAATATCAGCTCATTTAGCACAAGATATTTCTTATGCCATAACTTCAAACTTACAAGTTACAAAGTTAATGACAGATAAATACCAAGCAAAATTATCAGAAGCAAAACATACAGACGCTAGCGAAGGATACAATACTGATCCGACACTAGGAAACACAGACCAAGTAATAACAGACGATTTCATAAACAGTAGATACTAACTATGCCTAAACAACTTTTAAGCATACCTAGCTTTACGGCTGGGGAGCTTTCATCCTCTATGGAGGGTAGAACAGACTTTGCCAAATATTTTAATGGCGCAACAAATATAGAAAACTTTGTTGTATTGCCTCATGGGCCAGTAACTAGACGGCCAGGATCTTATTTTGTATCTGAAATAAAAACATCTGCAAATAGCACAAGATTAATACCATTTACTTTCTCAACTGAGCAAACTTATATTTTAGAATTGGGCAACAATTATATCAGATTTTTTAAAGATAGTGGCCAAATAGTTGAAAGTAATAAAACTATAACAGCAATAACTAAAGCTAATCCAGCTGTGGTTACATCTAGTTCACATGGTTATTCTAACGGAGATTATGTAAATATTTCTAGTGTTGTAGGAATGACAGAAGTAAATAACAAAACTTTTAAAGTTGCCAACAAAACTACAAATACATTTGAGTTACAAGACGTTGATGGTAACAATGTTAATTCATCTGCTTACACTACTTACTCATCTGCTGGAGTAGCAAATAGAATTTATCAAATCACAACTGAATATACTACTGCACAACTGTTTGATTTAAAATTTGCGCAATCTGCTGACGTGATGTACATCTGCCATCCCGATCACGAACCAATGAAACTATCCAGAACTGGACATACATCCTGGTCGCTTACTGAAGTAGATTTTGGAACCAACGGGCCATACATGGATACTAACACAACGGCAACCACTTTAACGCCAGCATCCGCTGGTACGGGAACGGGTGTAAATATAACTGCTAGTTCTACTACTGGCATAAACAACGATCAAGGCTGGCTAACAACAGATGTTGGTAGAATAATAAAATTTAATGGTGGCGAAGCACAAATCACAGCACGAACTAACTCAACTGTTGTAGTCTGCACAATCACAGATGCTTTTGCTAATACCGATGCCACAGCAACTTTCCAATTAGGATCATTTTCTGACACAACTGGTTTTCCATCTTCAGTTTCTTTCTTTGAACAGCGTTTAGTATTTGCAGCAACAAACGATCAACCACAAACTATATTTTTTTCAAAATCTGGAGACTATGAAAATATGTCTGCTGGAACTAACGATGATGATGCCATGATTTATACAATCGCATCAAATCAAGTTAATGCAATTAAAGCAATGAAAGCTACAAGAACTTTAATTGTAATGACAACGGGTGGAGAATATTCTGTATCATCTGGAAACGCATCTGCAATCACTCCTACAAATATTTCTATTATAAAACAATCTAACTATGGTTCAGCGGGTGTTGATGCTTTATCTATTGGTAACGCCACTATCTTTTTACAAAGAGCTAAAAGAAAAATTAGAGAACTTGCTTATAATTTTGATACTGATGGTTATGTTGCGCCAGACTTAACTATACTTGCAAATCATATTACCGAAACTGGCGTAGTTCAAATGGATTACCAACAAGAACCACATTCTGTAGTATGGGCTGCAAGAACAGACGGAGTGTTATCTGGTTTAACTTACAATAGATTAGAAAATGTCGTAGCCTGGCACAGACACATATTAGGTGGAAAATCAGACACAACTAAAAATATTATTCAACAAAAAATTTCTTTTACTTCCAATGCTTCAAATGTTTCAACAACAAATAATACAATTACAATTTCATCACATGGTTTATCTACTGGCGATCCAGTTTATTATTATGCTGCGTCTAATGTTATTGGTGGATTAAACATTTCCTCACTTTATTACGTTATTGCAACAGACAGTAATACTATCAAACTTGCAACTACAGCAACCAACGCTACAGCTGGTACTGCTATCAATTTAACATCGGCTCCTGGATCCGATACAACTCAATTTATTTATCAAGGTGTAAATATTTCTTCTAATTTTATTTATTCTGTATCTCATGGATTTAAAACTGGAGATATATTTTATTACGATAACACGGGTACTGCTATTGGTGGTTTATCGGAAAATACAAAATATTATATTGAAAAAATTGATAACAACCAATTTAAACTGTATTCAGATAAAACATTATCTACAGTTGTTAGTTTAACTTCAGCTCATACTTCAGAACAAACTGATAATATTTTAACTCATGCTAAAGTAGAAAGTGTTGCTGTAATTGATGGCGATACCGATGAGGATCAAGTTTGGGTTATTGTTCAAAGATGGATAAACGGAGCTGTAAGACGTTATGTAGAATATTTTACACCATTTGATTTTTCAGAAGATGTAACAGCATTCCATTACCTGGATAGTGGATTAAGTTATGTTGGCGATGAAACATCTACATTATCTGGTTTAGATCATTTGGTTGGAGAAGTTGTGGATGTTATTGGCGAAGGCTCAACTCAAACTTCAAAAACTGTATCTGCTTCTGGCGGAA